CCAACTATGGCATCTGTTGCTACACTACGACCATTTGAGTCAAATCTATTGGCTAAAACTGGTGATAGTGAAAAACATCAAATGCTTGTTGAGTACACTCTACAAGTATCTAACGAGAAAGCACATGGTATCGTTGCTGACTTGGCAGTTTAATTTAGGTTAAACATTGATATTGCCCTCTCACGAGGGCAGTATTACTATTGAGAATAATATGAGAAAATTTAAATCACATAATACAGATGATGGAAAGATTGTAGAGACCAATCAAGATGTAACTGACATCATTGAAAAGAACAAACAAGAATACAATAACAGCTCAACAAAATGGGGTGAGGATGTCTTTGATAACAAGATAGCTTCTATACCTTTGACTGTTGTTGATGATTTAAACAAGCAAGGAATAATGAGAGGGTTTCATGTGTTAGACCAAAAGAAATTCTTTGCATGGTTAAACGACCCAGACAATAGATTTTTTAGAACAAAACAGGGCAGAATCTAAATGGCATTTTTTACAGATTACACAACGCTACAAGCGACTATAGCTGATTATTTAGCTCGTTCTGATTTAACAACCCAGATACCAGAGTTTATTAGATTAGCAGAAGATAGATTGTTAAGAGACTTACGCATAAGACAAATGCTTAAAGTTGCTACTGCATCTACTACAGCAGGTGATGCTACTGTATCTTTGCCTTCTGATTTTGTTGCTATGAAAGATTTACACTTACAAGGTAACCCACCACAAACAATTAAGTTTCTATCAACAAGTAACTTTTTTAGAAATGCTCATTCATCTACATCTGGATTACCTAATCGCTATACATTACTTGGTGCAGAGTTTCAATTTGCTCCAATTCCTGATAGTGCTTACACGCTACAAATGGTTTACTTTTATAAACCAGAATATTTAAGCGACACTAATTCATCTAACCTTTGGTTAGCAGATACACCTGATTTATTACTTTACGCTGCACTAGGTGAAGCAGAGCCATATTTGATGAATGATGAAAGACTTAACACATGGGCAAGTATGTATGACAGAGGAGTAAACGCTCTACGCAAGAGTGATGACGAATCAGAATACCCTGCTCAACCACTTACTATTACTAACTCAACGAGGTAAATTATTATGGCTGAAATGTCGGATTATTTAGAAGTCGCACTTCTAAACGCAACACTTAACGGAACTGCTTTTACAGCAGTAAACAACCCTTATATTTCATTACACACAGCAGACCCAACAGATGCTGGAACTGGTGCAGAAGTTTCTGGTGGTTCTTATGCTAGAACTGCTGCTTCTTTTGCTACTGCTTCTGGAACATCAGGTTTAGTTGCTACAGATGCAGATGTAACTTTTCCAACTGCAACTGCTTCATGGGGAACTGTAGGGTGGATAGCATTATGGGATTCTGCTAGTGGTGGTAATATGTTATACCACACAGCATTAGATGCTTCTAAAACTATTGATTCAGGTGATATATTTAAAATCACTTCAGGCAACTTAACTGTAGAATTAGCGTAAGGATAAAATATGGCTCTTATTGTAAAAGATAGGGTAAAAGAAACCACTACGACAGTAGGTACAGGATCGATTCTATTGGATGGAGCAAGTGCAGGTTTTCAATCTTTTGATGCTATAGGTGATGGTAATACAACTTACTATGCTATTACAAGTGGTAACGACTATGAGGTAGGTCTAGGCACTTATACAGCTTCAATCTTAACTTTGTCTAGGGACACTGTACTAGAATCTAGTAATAGTGGTAACCTTATTTTTTTAAGTAGCACAAGTGATGTATTCTGTACTTATCCTGCTGAAAAAGCTGTAGTTCAAGATAGTGATAATACAGGCATAGCACCACAGTTAGGTGCAACTAATGGTATGTTTATAAATAATTCAATTATTGGAACTAACTACACAGTACCTACAGGTTATAATGCAATGTCAGTATCACCTGTAAGTGTTGCTAGTGGAGTATCGGTAACAGTTCCAGCTTCTAGTAAATGGGTGGTTCTATAATGGCAAGTACAATAAATGCAGATACAACTAATGGTGTTGTAGTTACATCAGACACAAGTGGTGATTTAGAACTGCAATCAGGTGGTACTACAAAAGCTAAAATAACATCTAGTGGACTACAAAATGCGAGTGGTAGTGCTATTACTTCGCAAGCAGGTGCGAATCTTATTATCAATGGTAATATGATGATTGACCAAAGAGATAGTACAGCTACTATAAATGGGACAGGTGTTACTTACAATGTTGATAGATGGTTAGGTAGAGGTGAAACTTCAGAAGGTGTTTTTACATTAGCACAAGATACAACTTCACCAGCAGATTTTACAAATTCATTAAAAGCTACTGTTACAACAATAGATGATGCTTCTCCAATGTGGTCAACCTCATCTTATAGAATTCAACAAATGGTTGAAGGTTATAATATAGAAGAACTTAATTGGGGGACTTCAGATGCACAATCAGTAACTTTATCTTTTTGGGTTCGTTCAAGTGTAACAGGAACATTTGGTGGTTCAGTTGCTAATGGTGATTACAATAGATTTAATCCATTCTCTTATACTATATCTTCTGCAAATACATGGGAATACAAAACAGTTACTATTGCAGGTGATACATCAGGAACATGGGTAACTAATAATGCTTTAGGATTAAGATTGAATTTTAGTTTAGGTGCAGGTGCTGATAGATTAGGAACAGCAGGTACTTGGACTTCTTCAGTATTAGAAGGTGTAACAGGACAAGTAAACCCAATACAAACAATAAACTCTACATTTTATATTACAGGTGTCCAACTAGAAGTAGGCACAACTGCAACACCATTTGAACATTTACATTACGGACAGCAATTAGCATTGTGCCAAAGATATTATTACAAATGGAACACTACTTCATCTAATAATTGGGTTGCTTGGGCAATGGCAGCAAATACTACTAATATGTATGGTCATGTGCCATTTCCAACTACCATGAGAAATAACCCATCTTCTATTGAATATTCTGGTTTAGGTTGGTGGTTAGGTGGTGCAGTTACAGCTTTTTCAGCAGTTGCTATTGCTGAATCTGGCACAGATTCTTGTACTATGAATTTTACATCTACAGGATTAACAGCACAAAAAATGTATGCAGTTCTTCCTAATGGTAGCACTAATTACATAGCATTTAATTCGGAGCTGTAATATGACATATAAAACAATTACTACAGAAAGTGTAGATGGCTTAACTCAAGAACATATTATTATAGATAATGATGATGGTAGTTTCACATCTTTTCCAGTAAATAAAACTAACCAAACATACATAGCTTGGGTAGAAGAAAATAACAAACCAAAAGAAGCAGAGGAGTCAGAATGAGCGTAACAATTAACGGCATAGGTTTTGTGGAAAACAGCACAACATTAGACGAAGATTACACATTGGCAAACAATCGTAATGCTATGACAGCAGGTGCAGTTACTGTCTCTGATGGAATAACAATAACAGTAGGTGATGGATCTACATGGAGTATTGTGTAATGGTAACTAAAATAAGTGGAAGTGGCACAAGTACATTTGGAGGTAATGTAAACTCTACAAATTTTACTGGTAGTGGTACATCTCTAACTGGTACTGGGGTTGTAAAGCAAGTGCTTAATTCTCTAACAAGTGACAAATCTTCATATGTTACTGGCACTAGCTATGCAGGAGTAGAAGTAACTCCATTAACATTATCTATTACACCTGCTTCTACTAGTAATAGAGTTATGGTAAATTACGATATAACATTTGAGGGTAATACAGGTAGTACATTGGGGTTCAGATTGTATCGTGTTGTAGGGGGAGTCCCTACCCTTATTGGTATAAATACTGCCAATACAAGTCAATGGAATGTAACCTTTGTGTCTCCATACGACGCTGATAATAATTCAACTCCAATGCCAGCAAATTACTTATTCGTAGATAGTCCTAACACAACAAGTGAGGTTACTTACAAACTTCATCTTGTTACTACAAACACTACTAGCTATACTATGAACTTAAATAGGTCAACAACAGACCCAAAAAATACATACGAAGAAACTACTTCTAGCGTGACATTAACGGAGGTTGCTTAATGAGCACAGTAAAAAGCAAAAAATTACAAGTTGGAACAGATGCTACATCTACTAACAACTTTACTATCTATCAACCATCTACACCTGATGGCACATTAAGAATTGGACAAGGTGATGCTGACAGCCCTACAGAAGTAGCAAGGATTACATCAACAGGAATTTCTAGTTCTGGTAATATTATACAAGTAGCACAAAGCACTAAAACAAATACATTTTCAACTACCTCTCAAACATTTGTAGACATTACTGATTTGGAAGTTGCGATAACACCTTCGTCAACATCAAGTAAAATAATGTTATTCTACAATGTAAGCTGTGGAACTGTTACTGGTCATGCTATGCTAAAAGCAGTAAGAACAATAGGAGGAACTAGTTCTGATGTATTAGTAGGTGATGCAGATGGGTCTAATAGAATAAGAGCTAATCACAAAATTTATAATTCTTCAACTTACGCTACTACTTACACTACATCTAGTATGGTAGGTCAAATTCTTGATACACCAAACACAACAAGTCCTGTAACTTACAAAATACAAGGAGCAATTTCCCCTTATTCAACAGCTTATACATTAGTTGTAAATCGTACAGGAAATACAAGTAATTTATCTTGGGATGCACGAACTTGTAGTCAGATAACAGTCATGGAGGTGGCAGCATAATGAATCATAAAGCAATTTACGCACTATATCCTAATGTAGTTTCAATAGATGGTACAGCAGGAGCTATGGATAAAGATGGTAATCCTATAGCAATTAATATGAGTGATGTTAATGCTTGGGTAGACCCTAATGCCTACAAAGAACAAAGAGCTAAAGAATACAAACCATTAGCCGAACAACTAGATATGCAATATCATGATGTACAAGATGGTACAGAAACATGGCTTGACCATATAAAAGAAGTTAAAGCTAAATATCCAAAGGATTCTGAATAATGACTTTTAGTATAAAACCTACAGCAACACAAACTGTCATAGAGCAAAATGGAAGTGATATTGCTACATTAGATAGCAATGGATTAACTATGGCTAGTGGCATGACATTAGTAGGAGATGGTGTTGGTAAATTACTAAATGTAGTACAAACATTCAAATCAGATATATTTACTACTACATCAACAAGTTTTGTAGATGTTACTGGATTAACTGCTTCTATTACTCCATTAAGTGCTACTAGTAAAATACTTGTTACTGCAACAACAACTATTTCACAATCAAGCACTGGTGGTTTAGTTTGTTTTAATTTATTAAGAGACTCTACTAATATTGCTCAACCAGATACTACTCCTGCATTTAATGGAACAACAGCTGCGTATGTAACAACAGCATCTTGTATTATACCTGCAACTATTAATTTTTTAGATTCTCCATCAACAACAAGTGCTATAACTTACAAAATTCAATTAAAAACAAATTCTGGAACTTGTCTTTTAAATGGTAGAAACACTAATGATGGAGCATTTACATCAACCTTGACACTTATGGAGGTGGCAGCATAATGAATCATGATGCAATCAGAGCGTTATACCCTAATGTAATTACCATTGATGACAAGACTGGAGCAATAGATGCTGATGGAAACAATGTAGAGATAGACATGGCTTTAGTAGATGCTTGGGTAGACCCTAACGCATACAAACAACAAAGGGCTGAAGCATATCCTCCTCTTATAAATTACCTAGATGGTATTGTAAAAGGTGATGATGCTCAAGTACAAAAATATATAGATGATTGTTTAGCAGTAAAAGCTAAATACCCAAAGGAAGGTGAATAATGTCTAGTATAAAACTAAAGGGAGATACCTCTGGTGAAATTACCATATCAGCACCTTCAGTATCAGGAACTAATACAATAACATTACCTGCTGAAACAGGAACTATTGTAACCTCAACATCTGCTGCGACTAACACACCAGCATTTTCGGTTAAATTAAGTGATACTCAAAGTATATCTGAAACAACAGCAACAAAAATTCAGTTTGATTCTAAAGACCTTGATACTGATAATGCTTTTAACACATCTACTTATGAGTTTACTGTTCCTACAGGAAAAGCAGGAGCATACTCTTTTAATCTTAATTGTAGATTAGTTGCAGATACAAACACTACTGTGGCTAGAACTTTACTATACATATATAAAAATGGTGCTGCAATTAAAAGAGCATATAATTATTTTAGTACAAATTATATTAGGGCAAATTCTTTAGAACTGTCGGCAATATTAAATTTAGCAGAGGGTGATGAAATATGTGGTTATGCTTATATAGATACAACTGATAATGCTGGTGGAGATTTAAACAGTCTTACATATACATATTTTGATGGACACAAATTAATAACATAGGTAAAAACAATGAGTCTTTATAAAAAAATAAAAGCACTATATCCAGATTTAACAGATGATGATTTTGCAAATGAAGTTATTGTATTGCAAAACGATAGTGATGGTAAAGGCGACTACATAGCAAAATGGGAACACCCAACACTAGCTAAACCAACAGACGAGGAATTATCATGAGCGTAGCTGAAGGTAATACACAAGAAGAAGCAGAGTAAATGTACGGCTTATCTTCATTTTCACAGAGTCCATACTCTGCATTAGGCACTATAACAAAAACAGGTGCTGCACAGATACAAGGTGTAGGCACTCTTACAGCTAGTGCATTAAGAGAAAGAACTGCTGCTGCATCCATTAGTGCAACTGCTAGTTTAACAGCAGATGGAATATTAGTTAGATTTGGTAATGCAAGTATTAATGGTCAAGCTAATGTTACAGCATTAGGTGGTCTTATCAATAGTGCAACAGGTTCTATTACAGGCACTGCAACTGTTACTTCTAATGCTATTTATATAGCATTTGGTGAGGGGGATATTAGTGGTCGTGCAACACTAACAGTTGCTCTATCAGGTTCTATTATCTATGCTGATGCAAGTATTAGTGGAGTAGCTACACTAACTGCTGATGGATTACGAATAAGAACAAGTAATGCAAGTATTTCTGGAGTAGCTACAGTTACAGCAATAGGTGGATTTACTGCTATAGGAAGTGCAAGTATAGAAGGAGTAGCAACATTAACAGCAGGATCATCTATTACAAGACACGCTAATGCTTCTATAAATAGTGTAGGAACAGTAACAGCAATAGGATATTTACTGGGTGAAGAATGGACTGATGTGCCAGTAGAAGAAGATACATGGTCAGCAGTATCGGCAGGTAGTGATGTATGGACAGATTCAACAGTAGGAACTAATGATTGGAAACGACAAGGATAAAACATGGCAAAAACTAAAGTATCACAATGGGACAGTGTTGCAGCAAACAATACTGAAATAAATTCAATAAACATAAATGAGGGATGCCCTCCCAGTACCATTAACAATGCTATTCGTGAAACAATGGCACAAATTAAAAATTGGCAAGATGGATCTAGTGGTGATGGTTGGACTAGCACTGGTACAATTACAGCAGCAAGTGTTTTGAATGTAACTGGCTCATTACAGTTAGATGGTGCTGTAGGAACATCAGGGCAAGTTTTAGTTTCTAGTGGTTCATCAGCAACTCCTACATGGGGTGATGCTTTTGTTACAGGTATGATAATGTTATGGTCAGGTTCTACAGGAACTATACCTAGTGGTTGGGCATTGTGTAATGGTTCATCAGGAACTCCTGATTTAAGAGATAGATTTGTAGTTGGAGCAGGAAGCACTTATGCTGTAGATGCTACTGGTGGTAGTGCTGACGCTACTTTACCATCTCACACTCATACAGGAACAACAAATGGTGGTGGTTCTCACAACCACACGATACCACATAATTTAGTTCAGAACGTTTCTAGTGGTGGTAATATTGACCAAGACAACGAATTACAAACAAGAAGAACTATATCGGGTCAAGTTACAGGTAATATTGGAAATCATACTCACTCATTTACTACAGCATCTTCAGGAACAAGTGCAACCAATGCTAACTTACCTCCTTACTATGCACTTGCATACATAATGAAGCTATAATATGACAACAAAAAGATTACAATTTACAGATTGGCTACCAGACCAACCTGCAAACGCAGGTAGCTTAAATGATGCTAAAAATGTATATCCTGTAGGTATTGGTTATGGTGCTTTTCCTAGTTCGGTAGATTTTTCAAACTCTGCCAGTGAAAATATTAACAACATATTCGTAGCTAAATTTGGTGCTAATGTAGAAGTGTTTGCAGGTGGTGCTACAAAGCTATTTAAGTTAGATATTGCAACACTTAATTTAAATGATGTGTCTAAAGCAGGTGGTTATGGTGGAAATGGAACATGGAGATTTGAACAATTTGGTAATGTAGTGTTAGCTTGTAACGATACACAAAAAATACAAGCATGGACTATAGGTGTATCAAGCACATTTGCAGATGTAGCAGCATCAGCTCCTATAGCTAAAGACATTGCTGTGGTTCGTGACTTTGTTTTTGCAGGAAATTTATTAGGTGGTACAGAACCAGACAAGGTGCAATGGTCAGATATTAATGATGAAACAGATTGGGTCTCTGGGTCTACTAGCCAAAGTGACTTTCAAATTATTCCTGATGGAGGTAATGTTCAAGCTATTACAGGTGGCGAGTTTGGTGTTGTGTTGCTAGAGAAATCTATAGTTAGGTGTTCTTATGTTGGTAGTCCTCTTTTCTGGCAATTTGATACTATTTCTAGTGGACTAGGTTGTTTAGAAGGTAACTCTGTTGCTAGGTATGGAAACATTACTTTCTTTTTAGCAGATGATGGATTTTACTCTACAGATGGTCAAACAGTTACTAATATAGGATTAGAAAAAGTAGATAGATGGTTTTTTAGTAGAGTTGATTTAACACAAATTAATACAATAAGTGTAGCTATAGATCCTGTTAAAAACCTAGTAGTTTGGAATTATGCTGATGTAGATGGAAACAGAAGAATAATTATTTATAATTGGCAACTACAAAAATGGTCAAGAGCTGAAACAACATCAGATGTGGTTGGTACTATTGCTACTTTAGGAGAAACATTAGAAACTTTAGAGTCTGCTTTAGGTTATACAGATATAGACACTATGCCTGCATCATTAGATTCACGATTATTTATAGGTGGTAAGTTTCTATTTGCAGGGGCAAAAACAGATAAAATAGTAGTATTTACAGGAGAGTCTATAACACCACAACTTATTACAACGGATGTAGAGATTGGTTATAACTCTGTAGCTACACTAGCAAGACCACAAATAGACAACGGCACTGCACAAGTAGCAGTAGCTAGTCGTAGAGAGTTAGACGATACTATTTTATTTAGCTCATTTGTTCCTGCTACAACAGAAGGCAGATGTAGTTTAAGGAGTGCAGGTAGGTATCACAGGTTTAATGTGCAACCTACAGGTAACTGGACAACAGCTATGGCAGTAGATGTAGATGTAAAACCACAAGGTAATAGATAATGCCTAGAATGTATCGTACACTTCCATATCAAGGTGGTGACCCTAGAGCTGTAGCAGAAGTAGTTAATAACGCTATGAATGGCAAGACTAATAATAGCGGTACTGTTATTTTAAATGTATCTGGAACAGAAACTACAGTTAATAATGAAAGAGCAGGTTTTGATTCTGTTATTGTATTCTCACCTAGAAGCGAAAATGCAGCAGGAGAAACAGACCACATTTATATCAAAACTAAAGCCAAAGGTAGTTTTGTTATAGGTCATAGAAATCATGGGCATAGTGATGTAGAATTGGATTATATCATTGTTGGATAAATCCTAT